CCTTCATCAGCGTCTACCGTTACTACTTCCCCGCCACACAACTGACACACATACACGTTTTTTTGGCCTTTACTCATTGACTCAACTCCCTTTCATGAATTAAATGATTATCTTTCTTCCCCGTTTAATAAGTATCCGGCCTAATTCTATTGCTTGTTCTCCGGTCATCCCGAACCAGTGAACTGATTGGCCGAATTCAATGACGACCTTGTTGTCCATGGTAATTACTGCAAATTTGATTTCACCTTCATCCTGCTTGGTTAGTTTCCCGTTTGGGAATTGTCCCGTTGCCCCAAGGTCATTAACCATGTGATGATAGTTCTCCATAAACTTTTTAATCATCTCCGGATCATTGCTTTGAGAATGATGCGCCATTGTTTCCTCCTTTATCCTCCGGCTCGTTGAATTAAATAATTTTCACAATCACAATTTGCTTCCACCAGTGCCCTGGCTATCGGCGGACACACTGAATTCCCGCAACACCGCACCTGGTCGGTTTTGGTAATCCGCTTGTCGTCAATTTCGATATCTATCTGGTAACTGTCGTCAAACCCCTGGGCGCGGAAAAGCTCGGCAGGCGAAAGCATCCGCATACCGATATCCGTGATTATGTACGGCTCTCCGTGGATCACTACCGTAACCAGGCTGAGATGATCCCTGGTCGTAACTGTATGCGTCGGGTCATTCATGCTTTGCACTGACGCGCCTTTTGAATAGTATTTCATCAAAAAAGCCCGGACCTCTCCGACATGATTGCCTCCGGCGGTAACCATCGGGATCGGATCGGTGACGGGCTGGCCGTCTTTGCAGGTGCCACGCAGTTTAATAAGGTTGGAAGTAACCAGGGAATGATGATCTTTCGTGGTGATGGTGCCGGTAGGTCGATTGACTTCATGCCCGACAACGCCGCTGTAATGTTTTGCTAAAAAGGCCGATACCAAGGCTGTTTTGCCCATACCTCCGGCGGTTATCGATCCCACTGGCTCTTGGGCGGAATTACCTACACTGTTACCAAACTGTCTTTGAATAAATGGGGCAACCAGTGCCATCTCTCCACGATGTGCTGCTGTAATGGTATTTAACGGATCTTTTATATCGTAGATTCTGTTTTTTCCATGGTGAGTAAGTGGAGCAACAAAAGGGGTTACCAGACCAAACCGGTTTGACGTTGTTTGTGTTTGCAAGGGATCATTGATCCCGGAACCTCTGAATTCACCTTTCTTTTTTGGCCCGTAATATGTAACGATGAACGGCTCGGCAGCCTCGATAACATAGCGCCGAATACCTTCAGCTATTCTGCGCAATGTGTTTTCAACCAGCGGTCTTTTACGCTCGAAAATAGAAGGACAGGGGATGGACCAGTCAATAATCTCCGCCGCTGTTCGGTATGGGATCAGCCCCGCCCCGTGCGTCGGGTCCGGCCACACAATCGGCATACCGTCGCACCGTGCTATCAGAAACAGCCGCTTTCGTATCGTCGGGGCTCCATAATCGCAGGCACGCAAACTTCTTATTTCAACCTCATAGCCAAGCCGTTTCAGGCGCTTGACAAACGCGCGAAACGTCGATCCTTTTTGACACGGAATAATCCGGCCTTGTTTATCCAGCGGACCCCAGGTTTTAAACTCTTCGACATTTTCCAGAATAATTACCCTGGGCCGCACTTCCCTGGCCCATTTTTCAACCACCCAGGCCAGACTCCGTATGTCTCGATCTCGTTTCGGGGCTGCGCCTTTGGCCTTGGAAAAGTGTTTGCAGTCCGGCGATGCCCACAAAATACCGACAGGACGGCCGCGAGTGGCCCAACGCGGCGGCACTTCCCAAATATCCTGCCTAAGATGCCAGGTATCAGGATGATTGGCTGCATGCATCGAAATTGCCACTCGATCATGATTAATCGCAACATCCGGATCACGACCCACCGCCTGCCTTATTCCTTCCGATGCACCGCCGCCGCCTGCAAATAAATCAACTATTATTTCCCTCCTACAATGCTGCATACCCGCCCTTTCATAATTAACTTATTAAATTGAGGCCGAGTAGGGTCTTATACCCTTCGTGGCTCGACACGGAATGACATCCTCGCAACGCTCTCGGCCGCAATATGGTTACGAGTAATCTCCAGATTCCTGAATATCGGCATGAAAATACCCTTCTTCCCATTCATCGTGTTGGGCATCTTGATCATCATACGGATTAGTGTCGATATCATCGCCCCTGTAAAAAGCCTCTCGTCCTTCTTCGTATGCTCCCATATTTCCCTCCAAAACTATCAAAAAGGACAATCCGGCAAAGGAGGCATTACGGGCAACTCATTCCACTCCCGCCCACCCAACAACCGCCCGGCCTTTTTCTTGCCGACTCTGTAAACCCTGAAATTGTGGTAAGGGTGGTCGAAATCATACGAGATGGTTTTCTTGTCAGGGACGCATGGCGACCAATCACCCCACTGCTTAAAAAAGAAATGCACGCCGGGCAGAACACACTGCGCCCGGTCACGCCTGACCCAATCCGGATGCATCGGCCGCGATCCGGGACCCGCCTCGCCGCCGGTGATCACAAGCGCACGAATCCCCAGAGACAAAAAATCATCAGGATATTCAATCGGCCCCAAGGCCGGCTCGTGGCTGATAAAGTAACCCGCCGCCGGTATCTGCTTTAAAATATTCCAGCGCTCGTTAAAACGCTCCTGATCCTCAGCGGTAATCCCAAGCCAAAGATTGGGAAGCGGCCATTCCATTTCCAGAGGCAATTCCTTTATTTTGAATTTGGAAACCTCCCTCATTACCCGATATTTGCGCTTCAAATATTCACCGGTTGGCCTGTTGACCAAATAGTACCAAGCCGGGTTGGACCGCTTTGTAAGCAAAAAAAAATGATGTTCGGGACACAAGGCGCAAATCAAAAGCACCTTATCGATATCCAACCAGTCAACACCGCCGTGGAAGATATCCCCCATGGCCTGAAACAGTACTCTGCGCCGCTTGCGCGTCCATCGCTGCGGCCTGGTAAGTTCTTTTTCCACCAACTCTAACTTCGCCGGAGCATCATCAAAGGGGATCTTATTGCCGAATCGATTATTAAACCTTTCCGCCCAGCAGTTGTCACATCCCGGAGATACCTTCGTGCAGTGATATCCTCGGCCGGACTTGCCTTTGTGCACATCCTGGAACGGATTCCAGGACTCATCCACATAATCGATCTTCGTCCCCATCATGACTTCCTTTTTCGTTTCTATGGATTAACCATAAAATTCTTTTGTCCAGCGACGTTTCAGGCACAAAGCCTTCGGGGATCGTTATCCGCCTCGGTGCATGCACCGCCAAATACTGCAACCTAATACTCTTCTTTATATCTTCCTCACTCGGAACCAGATGCTTGTATCTCATGATGATCTACTCTCTCGCCTTCATCCACACATCGAGGGCCTCGGTATTGTATTTGCGATTTCTGCCGCTGCCGCTGCACGGTACCTCTTCGTTTTTTGCTAAAAATGTCGGCACGCTCATCCCCACATACTTAGCGGCCTCTTCAACATTCAGCCAGGGAGTTACGATCTCCCGGCCTTTGTCCAGCAGCACCTTTTTCATCCAATACCCCCGGCCATCGTTGCAAAATGACAAACGCATGGGTCCTGCGCGGCTTCGACAGTCCGCGCTCCCACAAGGATGCGGTCTTGCCGGTCACGCCTACGCTGGCCCCGAACTGCTCCAGCGTCAGATTGTTCTCCACCCGTATCTTCAATATTTCTTCCGGCCCGATTTCCCGCATAATTTTTAAGCCTGCAATTCACTATTGCATTCGAGACACAAAAAAACCTGAAACGCCACGGTCTCTTTGTCCCCAACGATTTTTGATCCATATTTCTGGATCTTCTTAAATTTCCTCGCTTCAATAAAATAGATGCACCCGCACCCACACGGGATATATGGGATCTCTGGAATTTGATTCACATCCACTTTAGGCAGCTTCATAATTAATTTCCCCCTTCAATCACTTTGCCGGGCTGAAGCTGTAAGGAGAAGTCTGGTTGAGCGGGAATCTTCAATCGGCGATCTTCAATCGATTCCTCCCATCCGGCCGCGGCCTTACGACCGCCGCCGCCGCGTTCCTTGGCAATCGCACCCACATCCACCGTGCCCGAATACACATGATGCAGCCGCACTACCTTGCCGTCCCGGTTGGGCTTATCCTCATAGCAATGGGCAATCTCGAAACCAAGGTCCTGGATGATATGGCCCATGTCGCCGGAACCCGGAAAATTAACCGTAAGCGTTGCCACTCCGGAAACAATCTCATCATTTTCGCGCCCCAGGCGCTTAGCCATATCTTGCAGCCATTTCATTCTGGCCCTATAGATTACTCTGCCTTTTGCCAGCTCAAGGCTTAAGTCGTATTTTTTATTCAGCCAGCGATCCCAGCACCCCTGCCACGGCTCGGTGTTCTCCTGCAAAAATGCTTCATAAAAAAAGCGGGTGATATCCCCGCCGTCAAATACCCACACATCCCTGTCGCCGATGTATATTACGGCGCTCGGAATGTCGTCTATATTCCCGTAGCAATAATTCCAGGTTAAAATGCAGGCGGCCACATCGTCTTTGCGGATACCTTCAACATCCTTGAACCGCTCGAACAGATCCCGGTTCTCAACATGGTGATCGATCCACACCAGGTTGCTGCCCGCAATCTCGCGGATCTTTGCCATTACTTCAGGCTCAAACGCAAAATCGAGAATCCAGAGGGTATCAACGTCGGTCTTAAAGTGCTCAAATATCTGCCAGTCCATGGGATCGCCGTCTTCAAACGGCGCAAAAGCCGTTTTCCAGCCGTGCTCTTTGGCATGGCGCCACGCAATCGCTGCCGCACACCTGCCGTCTGCATCATTATGATAAAAAATTACTCTTTTCATGTGACCTCCTTTGTCACTACGGCGCCGGGCACAGCCAGATCGCAACGAGACCGACGCAACCTATCAAAAAAACTCCGGCTAAATTAATCCAGGGAAACCAAAGACCGTCAGATCCGGCAATCAGAATCCCTAAGCCAAACAGAAAACCCAAGGTCCAGTTATTTGTAACGATTCGTTTCAACATTATTTTTCCCTCAAAACGGAATACAGATTCCATTGTATTGTGGAACGTGTATCATTTTCTCTAAGCGCGACGTTCGAATCCAAAGCCACCAGCCGGAACAATCCATGCATTTATAAAGATGAAATTTAACCCTATGTTTTCTTGTTTTTAATTCGAACTGAATCAACTTAGAAATTCCTCCTCCGCCGTCCAGTAGCCGTTTTCATCACGCCGATAACAAGCCCTAACTCAGCCGTCTTCAACCACACACCGCCGCCCGACCATCTCCTGGATCTCGATCATATCTGCAACCTCCGCACCGCTTTTGCTGGCAATATCCAGTTCAGCAACTTTTCTATCGTTGCCGTCGTACATATGCATGATCTCTGCACTCATTTTTCTTCTCCACGACGGTATCTACTTCGCTTGATGAATTATTCTGCAACTTTCGACCCTCCCAAACTCCCCCTGAGAAAAAGCGGACCGCAAGGCTTCCTGGAGATAAATTCCATCCGGTGTTTTTAAATACCGCTCTAAAGACCGCTGATAAAGGTAGCTTGCTTGTGCGCTCCATGGCTTTCGCCTACATTTCTTGGGCAAGCGGTGCAGCCTTTTCCATTCGATCTGACGCATCAACCCTTCCGACTATCTGCCTGCAGGCACTGAAAATAGCCTTGCAGCTCGATACACGCCTTAACCAAATCGCCGATTTCTTTCAGGCAGCGCTCGGCTTCTTCGGCGATAGTCCTTCCGCCGCCGGGAGACTCCGGATCGATGCAGCTTGCCAGCTCCTGGACGGCTTCACCGAACTCTTTCGACAGCTTGGCCGCCATCTGCATAATCGGACGCGGGTCCGTGGGAATCGCTTTGGGCAGCTCGAACGCCACGCGCCCAAAACCGGCCTCGATCAGATCCACCGCCTTGATGCCGGCATAACGGCTCTGTGAGGGAGCCCCGGCACCCTGGCTCTTTGCCAGAATCCCCAGAGCCGTCAAAAAACCTAATTTGGCCGTGTCCCGGTGGTCCAGTTCGTTAGACAAAGTGGAATACGCCTTGTCCAGCTCATCGGCCATGGCCTTCATGGGATAGCCCATCACCGCGATCTTCACCTGGTTGAGAATTTCGTTTTTGTCCATTTTATTACCCGTTTTCATGGTAATTTTTCCTTGTAATTATCATTGACTAAGTAAAAAAATATATGATGTAACACCATGCAAGCCCAACCGCTTAATCTTTGGGCAAATAAATAGCCCGCAAATTAATCGACCAACTTGCGGATCTTAACGACTTTGTACGGCAAACCATGATCCGAAGTCCGATGCCCGGCCACCGAAGCCCGGTACCGGCAGCCCATCACCGCCCAAAGCAGACACGGACTGGCAAATTGCAGCAGCAAGATAAGCTGAAACAGCCGCTCAAACTCTTTAATCCGATTCGCTAATAGAACCCGGCCGGCCTCGGCCTTTGCCAGCTCAACTTGTTCCTTTGTCGGGGACCAGCTCATAATATTCACCGTGCTCTTTGAAATAAACAGGCGACCTTGGATGATACGGGCACTTATAAAACAATACATCCGTTGGCTCGCCGACCAATATCGACAGCATAGCGCTCAGTTCTTGGTGGCATGCAAGGCAAAAAGCCTTCGGATTTTTAAACATTCCAGCCATACTATAGCCTCACAATCGTCTCCAGCGACTGCACGTGTTTCAGCACCGCCGATTTAGACAAGTTTTTCCATTTATCTTGCCGCGCATCCTGGATGATTTGCAAAAGCCGTTCATACACTGCTTTGAATTCAAGAGTGACGCGGGGCTCTGTCTTAATTTCCTCGGAAGTCCGCTTCACATGAACCCTAACTTTCCAGTCCAGTATTTCCGCCACCGCCGCCTTCACGTGCTTCGCCGTTACCTCACCGTCCGGGGCGGCTTTAACTGCATTCTGCCATGCTTCTTTTTGAAGGGGTGCTGAGAGTCTTCTGAGAGGCCGAGTCTGGCGCTCATTAGTCGGTGAGGGGATTTGAGAACCACGGTTCTCATTTAGGTTGTCGATTACTTTATACGATCCGATCAGATTATCCGCATGGCGTCTTGTAAAATCCCATCTGGTGCGGCAATATTCCTCGAAAGTTCTGTATTCATCTCGATACAGACGATTCTCCCGAATCTTCGCCAATGCGCTGCCAAGCTCGTAAAAACCCTTCATATTCTTTTCGATCTTGTCTTCAAGGGTTCTCAGCCAGCTCAGTTCCGGCGAGGTCATTGGCCCTTCATGGTTCTGGGCGCTTTTTCGTGGAAACGCTATCAGTCCCATTTAGTTTTGTTTGCCCATCTCAGGTTTGCCCGCCTTATCTCCGGCGGGTTCCCAAAGATCATCAACCGGCACGCCCCAGATCTTGGAGATCCCTTCCCGAACATCCGGTGTGTTGCGGCTGCCGTCGATGTTCTTGGTGACATTTATCCGGGATGTCCCGATCATCTCGGCCATCTCCGGCTGCCCGACACCGGTCAGCTTGTGAAAAGATTTACGGATATTGACAACCGGATATCCCAGTTTTTTCAGCCCCAAAAAGGCGATATGATTGATGTGATTGGTTTCCATGCACATATTATTCAAACTTGTCTTTTGATCCATTTTCCTGTAACCTCTGATACAATTAACAAAACTCCTTAAATGTGGATTTTTCGGGCGATGTTTCAGTATAGCCGGCGTCCTTCGCCATCTGCTTAGCACCGGATTCAAGCCAAACCAATGTGCCCCGGCGCTGTGTTTTGAGTTTCTCAATATCGACGCCTAACGTTCTCTGTAAAAGATCGGCCTGCTCCTTGTTCGGAAAAATCTTTTTCAATAAGGACTGAAATTCCGGACAATGGGAAGTTTTACCAACTAATGGGTTTTTCATAATCCCTCTCTTGGGGTGAATGTTTAGAACCTATGATACATTATAAGATGAAGTTGTCAATAAAAAATACACTCAAAAATGAAAAATAATAAAGTAACCGACAGAATGAATGAAGTTTGTGGCTTCAAAACCGACAAGGAGCTTGCGCAACTTCTTGGTTTAAAAGCACAAAACTTCTCAAACCGCAAACGCAAAGGGACATTGACCCCCGAAATCATTAAGAAATGCTCTGAATTACACTCTGACGGGAACTTGGACTGGCTTATTACTGGCGAAGGTCCAAAATATAAAGAAAAAATAAAAGAACCTGGAAGAGATTATGGCCTACACGGAGACTGGACTCCCCAGGCAGATCCGCAAGACTGGAATATGCTTGGAAAAACCCATAAAATATTAACCTCAAACACAGTATACAAAACCGCTTTGACGGCAAATATAAATGCCTTCTATCACGCAATTGAAACGGAGGACAAACTCGAAGACCAGAACCAAAAAATACACCAACTGGAAGATCGCATCGCTGCCTTGGAAAAAGCACTGGAGGAAAAAGGTGAAGTCGCCTCGGGATAATATACCCCAGCCGGGGTATTTGGTGCCCGTGCCGGGTATCTAATGTAAAAAAAAGTGTGCTAATAACATCATGGTTGCAGCATGTTGCCCAACGCGACGATGCGGTAGTCACCAGATTATGCCGAGATAAAGTCATACGCCAGGCTTGGGTCAGCAAAAATCACAATAGCCCGGTCAATGCCGAAGAGCTGATAGGCAAGCATATTCGCGACTTTATTCACCCATCTAACCTGCCGATTGCCGAAACGCTGGCGGAATATCTTTTTGCCCTCCACAACGTCCCCGGTATCGGCGCAACATTACCGATCACCCTTACCTTCGAGGGCGAAGCTAATTTGAGACTCGTAAGGGCTATACCGAGTTCCGACCAGGAGATCATTGTTTTCTCCACCAAACTACTAACTGCGAGAATTGCTCCATGATATCAATATTAAATATTATGAGGTTTTAATATGAAGAAAACACTCAAAGCAGCCCTTACCCTTTTGTTTTTAGCAACAACCGCCTGTACGCATTATACTACTGCTACAAGGCCAGACACTATGAATATAATCAATGCACCGATCGACACCGTTTGGGAAACAGCATTGCAAATATTGCCAAACGAAAGAATGACACTCAATTCGGTTAACAAAGAAAACTATACAATAGTAGCAACCAAACACATTACTTGGTGGAGCTGGGCAGACGATGTAAACATGCGGCTACTGCAAAAAGGGGAGAACCAGACAATTGTCATTTTAATGGCCGCTACAAAAGGCCCGCAACTAACTGCTTTAGGCCATGAAGCCCGTATGGTAAATTATCTTTTTAATAAAATAAAAAAACAGGCTGAAGATATAGCCAACAATTCAAAATAACCTGCTTACTATGCAATCCTCCTGCGCCATATACTGCCGAGTATCTACGGAAAAGCAAAAAGAAAAGCACACCATTGAATCCCAGAAAAGGATTCTCCCGGCCCTGGCCGCTGCCAATGGCTGGCCCGTTTATCGCATGTACGTGGACGACGGCGTTTCCGGTGAGGCCCTGCGCTTTATGCCACAACTCAGCAAGCTCCTCGAAGACGCCGAGGCCGAACGCTTCGACCGGATCCTGATCGTAGATATCGACCGCTTCACCCGCTTTGCCCGCGACTCAGAAAGGGCGCTGATTGTCGATATCTGCCTGGAGCACCACATTAAAGTCGTCACCCCGGACCAGGTTTACGACCTCAACAACCGCAACGACCGCCTCCAGTTCAACATCAAAGGCACGATCAGTCTGTACGAAAAAGAGACTATTCGTGAACGCTGCATGCGGGGGATCCGCGAAAAACGACTGCAAGGCCACTGGACCGGCGGAACTCCGCCCATACCCTATACCTATAACCGCAGCAAGAAACGCCTGGAAATCGATGACCAGAAGCTCACAGACCTCAAAAAAATACTCACCCTGTCAGTAGACCATTCCCCCAGAGAGATTTCCAGAATTATACCTAAATACACGCCCCGAATGATTCGCCGCATCCTCGAACCTTCCAGGCTTCTTTTCTATACCGGTCAAATCCAAATCGATGACCAGGTTGTAAAGGCCAACTGGTCGCCCATCATAAAGAAAAACGACCGGGATAGAATCATCGCGGCCAAAAAGAACCGCAACGCCGCCGGCGGAAAATCAACCGTCGCCACGCACCTGCTTACCGGCCTGGGAATCCTCCGGTGCGGATATTGCGACAAAACCCTGAAAGCCTGGCACGACCGTAAAATCCGAAAAAGCGGCAAACTCTACGACCGGCTTTATTACCGCTGCATATCGATCCACAATGTCCAAGGCCCCTGCAAAGACAGCCGCATGATGCCGGGCGAAAAACTGGAAAACAGAATCCTCTCCAACATCGATAAAACCCTGGCCGGCACAGACATTCTTGAAACAGCCTTTCGTTCTGCGAATCAATCCAGTCCGGATATGTTTCGCAAATTATCAGCTCTTAAAAAGGAATTAAAAAAAGAACGGCAACGAAAAAAACGGCTCATCAAAGCCATCGAGGAAGGGGTTATACAATTTCAAGAAGCAAAAGAGCGCATTCAGGAGATCAACATCTCGATCCAGGAACATCAAGACGAAATAAATAACACCGAACAAAACAATCCTGCCTGGGATCCGGAAACCATCGAAGCCCTGACAAACCTCCCAATCCGATCCACAGATTTCCAAGAATGCCGCCTGGCGCTGAAAGCTTACCTTAGCAAGATAAAAGTCTATTCCAAAAACGCCTACCTATATTACCGCTTTCCCGTCATGGAAAACGGCTCCCACACCAAACGCATACGCCTTTAGGTAAATGAAGTTTGTTGACAGCAATAGGTCAACTCCGAAATGCACAAAATAATGTGCATGAAGCACATCATCTTGTGCAAAATCGATATCCCACAAATGGATTTAATTCATTCATAAAACCATAACTTCAATAAGAATAAAGACTTATCCTTTTTGGCATGAATCTTGGATATACATATACAAAAATTGACAGGAGGGATCTCATGGAAGGATTAAAAGTGATGTCATTTGAAGCGGGTCACAAGCAGGGCATAAAATGCAGATTTATCAGCCAGTGGTTTAAAATAGATACTTATGTGCCCTGCAAAGAAAGGCTCTTATCTGAAATTGAAAAAAACCAGCCGGATGTTGTTGTCATTGACCCCGATCTGTACGCCCGGATCGACGGCATCGAAACCACCAGCCGCATCCGCCAAAAATTCAAAATCCCCATCATGTATAAATAATGTTTCGATTAAATAAAGCAAAGATTAAGAATCCCAATCAACACCGCGCGTGAGATGACCTGGGTTCATGGTTCAAGGCAGGCATCAAGCATTGGGTCAACGCTGAGTTAACCGGCAGCCACGGCGAAGCCGTGCTTTTGGCTGTCCGACGGAGGCGCGAAACGCCGCAGTGTAGTTGAACGACTTGTTAGGCATTTTTTCGCCCCTTTTGAATAGCAAACCCTTTGAGTTGATCAATATCAAACCTACCCTCAGGATCAACACCAAGCCATTCAAAGATTAGCTTGGCACACCCCTGCTTTATCTTCACGAAAATTTGATGCATTAGCTCGTAGCTTATTTCGATTTGCTCATCTACAGTGAAGCAATCCTTGAGGACCACAAGCTTTCTGTGCCACTCGGATGTGAAAACTCCTTTGGTATGAAGTATAGAATTACGAATGCACCGAAGATCACCCATAATGTCACTCGTAACATTTTTCTCATCTACTCCGGAAGCCTTTGCGAGCCTTGGCCTTATATCGGCTTCCCAATATGTGTAAATAAATACGATGACAGAATAGGACAGCTGCCGTTGATTAATACCTGCTGGAGAGTTTTCTTCGATGAACTTATCTGCCGTGACTATTCTTGAATGAACAGCATCTGGGCTTTTGGGGTCTTCAAAGCTCTGATGGGTAATAACCTGATCGCCTCTTGCATCCTTCTTTTGAGACTGTGCTCTTAATACCCTTGCAACCTGCCGTTCCATCTGCATCTTAGCGTCGGAAAACCCTGCTATTGAATTCATGTATACCCCGACTTGAAGGTTCACAAAATCAATAAACTCCTTAACGATGTCGTCATATTTCATGGTGCTAAGTGCCTAACGGCTTGATAACGCGCCGGGCGGCGTTTTATCGCCCGGTCGGGTTTATTAAATGGTTGGGCTATTTCTTTCAATTTCTTCCCTTAATCTCATAAAGAACTGATTGACCTCATGATGTGCAATTTGAATGCTACCATCCTTCAAGATAATACGATTTTTATCGTCTACCTCTAAGGAAGGTATCGGATCACAAAATTTCTTAACCTGTTCTATTTCAGACTTTTTCGGTATTCCATCATTATGAACGAGCGCGTTCCTGATTGTCCATAATTCTTGAATGAACTGCCAGTTGGTTTGAATGTACCGATTACGAATTGTCAGATTCTCTTGAAGGTACGAAAGCGCTTGATTTATAAGCCTGTCTCTTCCTTTCTTTTTAAATGGCTTTTGTAGGTTGAAAGCACTTTTGCATATTCTACAGGCAAGAAGAAGGTTTGCCTCTGTTTTACACATTAGAGTTAGAAATAAAGATCGGCGTTGGATGATAGGAAAAACCTTTTCGAGACGATTAAAATCATCTGCATACCAGCCGATTATCTCTTCCTTTTCTTCCTCATCCGTTAATTTTTCTATTTCCTTAGAAACACGCTTGCCAAATCTTTTTGCCTCTTTCTTTAGGTAATTTTCTGTTAATTCTATTAGCTCCTCTAAGTCGTCCATGTCATCTCGGATTACAGAGAAAATAGAACTAAGAGCGATTCGAAATTTTAATTTTTCACGTTTCTGATCGTTGAAAGTCATTTTTACCACCATCTGCCCAACAGGTATTAGTGGGAAGCCCGCATATTCAATAGGCGGGATTCCCCATAGCACCATATTGCGGGAATCCTGATAGCACCATATTGCAGGCCAAGTTTCAATAATTTTGCTGATAAATTTTCAAAGCTGAATAGAAAATTGCGCAATAGTGCACGGTCTGCTGTGTAATCCTCAATGCAAGATGTCTTGCCTAAACCAACAATCATCGTCAAATCAATATCATTGAAGATTCGTTAAGGCAATCGCAAATATTTTGAGGCTTGATTTTTGATAGGGTCAAGGCAGGAATCGTGCTCTTCAGCGGGCGCGGTTTTTAACCCGTCTGCATCCAGGCACAGGTTATGTATAATTAGTGAACCACCAACTTTTTTCTACACATCCTAATGAGTTCATCGTAAGTTTCAATTACCTCCGATTTAAGCTTATTAAGAAGCTCCACTGCTTTATGCCATTCCTTCTGTTCCTCTTTAGAACCATAGGACCACTCTTTTGGCACTCGGCATCTATCAGATCTACTATCAAGCGTATAGACATAGTGCCCAACCGCATCTAAAAAATCATTTATATTCTTGACGAGTTTAGCCCTACAGCCTTCCAGGTCCATATCGAAAAATTCAAATTCTGGTTTGATGCAATTATGGGCAAATTTGTGCAGATTATAATGAATGTCACAGGGGTAGGATGCCCCATAATCATGGAATCGAAGAAATGGAATTGCTCCCTTATCACTAGGTAGAATATCACGCAATTCACCAAAAACCTTTTGGTCAACTTCTACAAAATCTGGATTTGCTGTTATACCATGGCTCTTTGAAACTTTTTCGTACCATCGATTTCTATGTGCTTTCAATTCGGTAATAGAATATTTTTTACCTTTTGGGTGCTTAGGATTATAAGCCTTGACCTCAGCATGGCAATCGAAACATAAAGGGATACAGTTATCATAACTATTGTCTCCACCTTCCTGCGTCTGAACTATGTGGTGCAGTTCGATTTTCGTTCCACAGAATTTGTGACATAGGCAACAGCATCTACCACTACCCAACAAAGCGCTTTCTGCTATCTTAGGAGAGAAACCCATTACATCCTCCTATTTTTTGAGAAATATAACGTTTTGCATAAGCGGTTGACAGCGCGTCAGTGCTGGCAATCCCTCTTAATGCAATTGTTAATGTGTTTTTTATTCAATTTCTTTTTTCTTAAAAAGGTAGTCAGAACCTCTGAATTGTGGAGCTAAGCCATGTTTCTCATAAAGTGTATAAAGTTCTCTTTTTTGGGATTCAAGAATTGGATACTCATGATAAATGAAAATTCTTCCAGAAAATTTTAATTCATCTGTATTTACTGGCTGTAAACCAGGAGCGCCAGATTCTACCATCATTTTTCCGGCAGAACTAAATTGTGTATATACCTCTGGCAAACCAACTAACACTTCAAACGTTTCTGGTGCAGACGGAATATAAAAACCAATGAATTTTGATTGCGCTTCAAAATCAAAATATTCTTTTGTTTTAAAATCTATTTTCTTTCCGTTGCTGCCTAAGAAATATGCAGTTTGCCCAGAACGCAATAACTTATTGAAGTCATTTTCAAAAAGATACAACAGGGTTAATTCTTCTTGCTTTTTAGGCGTCTTTTCTTTTGGAGTGCTTTCTGATTCTATTTTGGCAGATTTAATAAGGAATAAAGCACAGACCCAAATCAAAACGGTTAGGCCGATTGCAGCCCCAATGATAATTGATTTTTTGCTGTTCATTATGACTCCTGCGGCTGGTCCTAAACAAATTGCTAACAGGCATAAAATGGTATCCCACAAATGGTCTTTATAAAACCCTTGCTTTGAGTTTTTAAAAATCTTAGCCCAACTTATATCCCCAGTCATTTCTATATTTCTTCTTATTTTTTATATTGACTTGTAAAACTGATGATCCCTTGCCTGAACCGATAGGCAATATCTCGCTAATAACATTGAAGATAACGTAAGACAATCGTAAATATTTTGGGCTTCATTTTTTTCGTTTAAATAAGTATTCAATTACACCGTCTACTGGCGCACGGGGTGAATCAATACCACTATCTAGATTTACTGCAGTTACAAGCTCCCATCCTTCAGAACCCAACATGTTTAATAAATTTTCTACGGAATCTGCAGCTTCAGGATCTCTATCTCTGCCGTGCTTATCATATTTTTTACCCACAGTTTCCTTGACAGGAATAAGCACTCTTTTATATTCCCAATTCATGAATATCCCCCTTTATCATTTTGAAGATAACTGGTACCTTTCTGAGAGGTAGATGTCAGGGAGGCGAGCGAGCCTTTTAGGTGAACTCGCTCGTCTTGCCTGAATCTTTAATCTCCGGAAATACAAGATAACATAACTGCATCGTGACTGCAAATTGTTCTGAAAATGCATCCGGAAAGTATAGAAACCCTGACAAACCTTCCGGTCCGCTCCACAGTTTTCCACGAATCCCGCATGGCGCTAAAGGTTTGTTTTTAAATGATAAAAGTCTACTCCAACAACGCCTGTCTATTTTGTCGCTTTTTTGTAATGGCAAACGGTTCTCACACCAAACGCATACGTCTCTAAATAAAAAAGGCGTTTCCGCCTGGAAACGCCTGTATTCACGCCCAATCGCTCTACCGACTGAGCTACCTCGGCAAAGTCTTTCTTGCCTAAGCTGTTGATTTTAAATCAGTTAAAGTGTATTTTGCTCTCCATTTGATCTTTTTGGAGTACGTATTTTCAACAACTTACACACATCCAAAAAGTGGAATGAAATATAATATAATTAAGAAATAAGTCAAGCATATTCTCTAAAACAACAAGTCGCTGCATTAATCATTTAAATAACCCCTCTGGATTTTAACAGCTTTTCGATGCTAACACCGGTTACATATGACAGTGGAATACCCAGGATACAAATCACAATCAGGGTTACAACCCAGGCCATGGAACCGGAAAGCGTACCGCCGGCCAGGGCCAAGATAACCTTGTCTGTCAATATCATCTTAATAACCTTGTTGGCCATATAGGCTGCCCATCCGACGATAATCCAACGGATCGATGCCCGCCCTAACAGGATGATCCGGCCGATAACAAAACCTTTTAGCGTTTCGGCGGATCCAAACTGTTTTAAAACAAAATCCCTCTGAGCCTGGGCCTCTTTAAACACGGCCTCCAACTCGGCCAGATTGCCATCCTGGGCCAGCTTTTTAACGGCCAGGCCGATTTCCTGGCTAAACTTTTCTTTGTCAAAAGAAAGCTGAGCCTGGGCCTCTTTATCCATCCAGATCTTATCGGCTATCTTGCCGCCGATATTGGTTACAGCCTCTATAACGTCTCCGATTAGTGGAGTACCCATATCAATATCCTCCGTCCCGTAGCATTTCATCTTTTTTTAATGGTAAAATGATTAAATCTTTTTTGAACGCTTCGACACTAAACATCTTTCCAGGGCATGATTTCTTGGGGTTAAAATCTCGATGGCCATAGACGTTCTCGATGGGAAGATTAAATATGCTCAGCAGGGAGCTAACAAGCCGAATTCCGAGCCGCCACACCTCCTTGGTGGGCGAAGCAACATCAAAATTGCCCACAAAACAGATGCCCAGGGATTTTTGATTCATGCCGCCCTGGGGGCAATGAGCCCCGGCAACGTTCATCATGCGGCCAACAAGTATCTCGTAGTCGTCACGCAGCAACTCAATGCCAAAATGATAGCCGATATCAAGCCAGCCCAGGTCCCGGTTGTGGAATCTGCGAATCGCGCCCCAGGACACGGTCTTGCTGTCTTTAGTCAGCGAATGATGCAGGATGATGTATTCGTGTTTCATGGGCTTTTTCCGGTTAATTTCAAAAAAAGCATAACAACAATTCCGATCAAACTAAGAACCGATGATGCAAGGGTTCCTATCATCCAATTTTTCATGGCATTAATCTCCTTCCACTGATCTTCATTTCCTTTTTCAAGGTGCTTTATGTCCTTACAAACACCACTGTGAGCCCTGCAATCTTTACAACTCTCGTTTGTCATATTTCAGGCTCCTATTTTATGCCGCTTCTTTAATTCCGGGTTTCCAGTAACGTTTTTTCAATTTTTGCCGGGCTCTTTTCCGTGCCGATTTAACAACCTTTTCGATTATTGCGGCCCTTTGCTCAGGGGTCTTTCGGCTCCAGCGATCGCTGCCTATCAAATCTTTTAGCCTACGCCGGACAATATCGCTCGATTCCTGTAAATATTCTTTGTATTGGGCCGCTGTCAGTTTCCTTGGTATCCCGGCCGCGGTGATTCGTCTTGACGGCGCACCCATGTGCAACGCTTCGGATTTAATCAGATCCTGGATGGCATCAAAAACCGGATCGCCTTCTTGGGCAGGTGTAATCGGACCTTCAAGTTTCGGTGGCCAGGCCGTATGCATGTGCATCCCGGCGCTCTGCAACAAAGCTGACAATGCATCTTCTTCCCCTTGCAGATAACGCAGCCAGTAGCCCACCTGAACCGGCTGAAGATTAACAATTTGATTGACGATGGTTGCTGGCAGCCTATTTAAAAACTGCTCTTTAGCTTCGTAAGGAGACGCCTTCACCGTCTTTTTGCCGGTCAGCAGCTCTGTGGCTGAAACAAACGGTCGCTCTCGCCAGTCCGTACCGCTTTTTAGCGCCTCGCCTACCCGAACTATCGGAGATCCCTTATGTTTGATCAATCTCGGGGGGTCTACCAGCTTCAGCGGATCGAAAAAGTGACCGCCGATTGAAAACGTCTTGCGCTTGCCCTCCAGATCAATCCCCAGAGCCTCATAAAGCTTGCTGATATCAACTCCCAACCATCGAAATTTTTTCCATTGATCTGACAACAACTGTTCTTTGTAGAATTCCTTAGTGTCGTCCCATCCGTTCAAAAGGAGTTGTATCAAGATCGTCGAAAGGGTGATCCGTAACGCAACACGGCCCCAGAATTTACGGAATATTTTATCCATGCCCGGCGGCGGCTTTACATCTCCGACCGCTTTGCTAATCCATTCATTGAGTCCCGGTATCAATCCGGTGACAGTCCTGAAGTTACTTTCTGTCCAGTCCGGAGCCAGCAATAAAAGGCGCAATATTTTCTGCAAGGTAGGGTTTCGACCCATGCGCTGCAAGTGCAGCCCGCCGAAGTCGGCATTTATCAATCTCGCGACCTGTTCGGCAATTTTGTTTACATCCGGAGGCGGTATTCCCTTTTCAAGATGTGCGGTCTGGGCCTTTTGTAGTTCATGGATGTATTCCATAACAAACGCTTCGGCCTTGAGCCCTGCAAAATATTTTTTAAACAGGCTGTCTGTGAATTTCTCTCGCAAAAAACTGACGTGTGCTATGGCCTGGCCGGTCTTTTTCATTCCCAGATAATTAGCCAGCCGTTCGGCAACGTTCTTGCGGTCTCGCAACAAGGCTTCCGACCAGTCCTGTAATTCCCCTATGGTAAGGCCGTTTTTTATCCCCAGAAAGACAATTGGCGCTCGATCCTCGATTTTTTTCATCCCCGACTTAAACGCAGTTACAGGATTCCAGCCGGACGCTGTATATGTTTCACCGGTAACCGGGTCCTTTAATTCCTGGCCGGCTTTCCATCCGTGGTGTACACCGAGCGTCCATGATCTGGCTCCGGCAATATGATGAAAGAATGACGACAACAAGATCCAGGCTTTTAGCCCGATGTTAAATCTTGTCAGAGACTCCAGGGCCGGTGTCTGAGGAAACAGCCGATCCCCGGCGGTCATTTTGTTGATGATCTCCGCCAGTTGTTTAGGGGCATACAGTTGCCGTTCTTCCCAGGCGTCGGCAATGTCTTTAGCAGGTCGATACTCGATATGAGTTTCAATTTCCTTGGCCGGTCGATGCTCGATATGGGTTTCAAAATCCTTTTCTCCGGCAAATTCTTCAGCCGCTTTCTGATCCTTAAAGACCCGCAGGGCCTGGTTGCCACGGTTGCCTTCATCGTCGATTTTATAAACCGCCCAAGGCTTCGACTCTTCTTCTACTCTCTCGGCAAATTCCTCTGCCGATTTCTGATCTAAAAAAGCTCGCAGCGCCCGGTTGCCCCGGTTGCCATCTTCATCGATTGTAAATACGGCCCACGTTTCGGGTTCCCGTTCCACGGCACCGAAAAAGAATTTTCTGCCGTAATCATCCACCAGCAAGGCATTCGATTCATCCGGCGCAATTTCGGTTTCAACCCGGCCGGCCCATTCCCATACTTTAAATCCCGGAGCCTTCAAAGGCGCGTAATCTTTATATGGACCTTTTCTGGATGTTGAAAACAAATGCCGACCTTCGGTATCGACGGTGCTATAACCCTGAACAATAAAATCCTTGTTTGCCAGAATAGCTTCCAGATCGGCAATATACGCGCCGTATGAATTGGTTAACCCTTTAATTTTCAGATCATACCCCTCCGTCCAGCCGTCCAGGATGGTCTCAAATTTGCGCTGCATCTTGGCCGTAGTAAAGGTCTTAAAGCCGTATGCCGCGCCTGAAGACCTGAAATCGCTTTCCTTGCCTTTGGGCAAACTCCACACCCGGCGCACATAGTGATCAAGAAATCTGCTCACCACCTTATTCGCCTGGGCAATCATAAACGCCCGGTCAAAGCGCCTGCCGATATCGTCCACCAGGGCCTTTTGTTCGTCTGTGAGCTTCTCTGCTCGATCAAGGATATCCAGATATTCTTTTATCTGGATCTTGCGGCCCTTCGGCGTTTTAGGGTTCTCCAGAGCCTCTTTTGCCCATTGCCGAAATTCCTGCGCTTTATCCGGATTAATTTTAAGATCCCGAAAGATCATCATGGCCATGTCCAGCCGATCCGACTCCCGAGACCGCTTCAACTCTTTGTCATAAGCAAAAGGAGCGAAACGCCGCCGGCTTTTGGGTCCGGCCAGCCGCTGAACTTCCTTTTGCAGCTCCTGGGTCTCTAATTCAGCCTCTTTTACTCCGACATCCCTTTGTTCAAATATCCTATTAGCAAAAGATCGATCCTTTTCAATATCATCCAGGGCTTGCTTGCCCATCACCGGTCCGGGCTCAATTACCTTATACAGCGGCCCTTTTTTTTTGACAGCTTCCGCAACTGTTGGTCTGCCTTCACGCTCAAATAGCTTTCCGGTCTCGAAGCCCCTGAGAACGCTCTTGGAGGTTGTTCTTTCGGCAAGATTCACCAGCGCATCGATTAAATCCCTGATCTTCTGAAGAACCCGGAAAAGCCGCCCGCGATCTCTGTATTTTTCCCGCGCTTCAAGGTTAGATTCAATCCAATTTGCCCGATCTTCCTTGGTCGGACGGTAGGCATCATCTTTCTTTTCCTTCCGCACAGCACTATTTAACACACGTATATCAGCAGCAGCCAACAAGCCGATATCTTCAGCCAAGTGCCCTTCTTCATGGTGTAGCGCCCATATATCCGCAACGTCTTTTCTCAGTTCAATAGTAGAATTTTCATATTTTCCGGCAATTAGCTTGCCGTCTTTTTGCATCTGGCCGATTCCAACTTCAAACCCCAAAGTGTCTTCAGAAATATGATCGACCAGCCGAACCTCAAATCCATAGCCGGGCTTTGTTTTTACCCAAACATGGCCTTCAGGGGAGATGCCCGCTTGCATACCTCTTTTTTCGTATATATCCTGAATATCCTGTTGGGTTAATTCGTATTCCGCAAGAGTTGTACGGGTAGAAAATTCAGGGTGGCCACCGGAACTCCATGGGGATTCACCGGTTTCACTAACAGCAGTTTCTATTGACTTGTTAACATGGTCTATCCCTAACCGATTTATGTTTTCCAAAGCTTTATCAATGGCTTTTTCCTGAGTCTCACCAGATCCCATCGAAAGGCCGCTCCGGGCTTCAATAACCTCCCACCGGTCATTGTACTTATTTAAAAAAGCATCAAAGCCATCAATCTCCTTAACTTTTTTACCCTCAACCGGAACAAACTCCTTATCCCTAAAAGCGTAATACTGAACTGACCCGGAGACACTGGCGGCCCTATCTTTTTTCTCTATTTCCTCTTGAGGTTTGTCTTCGGCGACTTCGGCTTCTTTCTCTATCTCCTTTGTCGTTTCCTGTGCAGTGATCGGCATTCCTTCAGTTTCTTCATTCGAAAGATTAACCAGCTCTCTGTCAATATCGGCAATTCGTTTCTGAGCGTGCGACAATTCTTGCTTATATTTAAAGGCTTCCTTGGAAATATTTTTAAATTCAGCCAAATCATTTTTTGACTTATCAATACTTTTTTGGGTTATGCCCGGCCTTGCGGCAACCACCCTCAGCATGTCGTTAAATTTACGGGTAAAGTTGTGACCAAGCGTATCTGGATCTATATTTGCTCGATCAAGGTTTTTCCCGTTGTAAAAATATGCAACTCGAATCCGCCTAAGAACCTGTTCTTCCTCGCCACCCCATTCTTTATTAAACTTAATTTTTTGGGATGGTTTTTCGCCTCGTTTCCAGTTTGTGTTTGCAGATAGGATTGTTTTTATGTCAATCCCGCCTGCCTTGGCTCGAACAGTCTCCCGCACTTCGTCATGAAAAAAACTCCCCGGATACTTTCCGGCCTGGCTTTCTACAAGCTTCTGGTAATCTCCGAAGGCCATGCCTTCAAGCTGTTTTTTCCACCCATCCGCTATGGCCCTGACTCGCTCCTCGATCTTTTTGACCGCATCCGTCCGATCCATGGTTTCGCCGTCAAACGTCACCGTGCCCAACTTCACACCTTCAAAGGTATCTTCAACATGCTTTTTCAGCTTGTTTTCTTCTGAAAGAGAATCTTCGAGCGCATTAATCTCATTGGGGATTTGATTAACATTTTTTCTCGCGTTGGATACGCGCCGGATGTGTGCGGTCTGGGCAACCTTGTACTTATTTTCGGCTGCTAAAAGCTCATTTTTCTCAAAAAGAAGCTTTCCGGCCTTTCCGGAAGAAGCTGCGGCAAACTCCGCAAAAGAGGCCTGTTCTACACTATACGGATCTTTGAACGTTCTACCCTCAACATCACCGGTAAGCACTTGATCCGCGTATCGCTGTTTTTTCATCAAACGCCCAAACATCACCGAGTCCAAGGTTTCTTTTGTGCAATAGTGGTATATCTCCACTTCCTCGTTCTCGTTGGTTTGGCGAATAATCCGGCCGTCTCTTTGCTCGATATCCATGGGCCTGTCCGGTACATTGATATGATGAGCACCTATCATCTTATCAGCTATATCAACCCCTATGCCCAACTTTGCCGTTGACCCGATAACAACCCGAATATCACCATTACGGATGCTCTCTTTCATCCGGGACTGCTTGGTCTCGCTGGTGCCTGCATCCGAAAATATAGCGATTTCTTTAGACGGAACACCCGTGGCCATCAGTTTTTCTTTAAGATCCTTCTGGCCGTTAAACCTTTCGTTCTTGGCCCGGTCCCTGAATACGTCCAGAAATGCAATTTGAGTGCTTTTATTTCTCGCTGTTTCTTTCCATACTTTGTATATGTTTTCAGCCGCCTTGCTTATTTTGCTGTTCTGATCGTCTTTGTAATAATCAGGATCAATTAACCTTAAATCAATCGCCGCTTTTTTAGCTCTGCCATAAAGCACCAGGGGAACATGGCGGTTCTTCATTTTTTCACGCCCGGTAAGATTCTCCCAGGCTTTCCATTGCCTGATAATGTCCTTAATGTACCGCGTTAGTTCCGGGCTCTTTTCAGATACAACAACATGAGGTTTGCCACCCTTCATTTTTGGCAAGTTCAAGTTGGCGTCTTTGGTCAACCTCACATCAGCCCCGGAGTAAAACATGGTCAGCAGTTCAGGCCCGTTGACATACTCGGCAAAACGATCAACCAGTTTGTATCCGGAGGCTGTTTCTTCTGTACCTTCAACCACATTACCAAAAGCCCCTGCAAAATCATCAAACAGCGTAACGCCGTATTCTTCCAGCAGGTCCGGGCGGACATATCTCAGCATAGTCCAAAGCTCGGCCATGGTGTTTGAAATCGGCGTACCCGTTGCCGTAATAACGTTTTTCCCCCCGGTTTTCTCCCGGACAAATTCACTCTTTAGAATAAGACTGGTGCTTCTTTGGGATGATCCGCTGTCAATCCCTTTCACCTTGTTCATTTTGGTATAGAATTCGCTGCGCTTATATGCATGGACTTCATCAATCAGCAACGCATCGACTCCCATCTGTTCGAAGATAACCGCTTCATCCTTACGTCGATCCAGCAACGCCTCAAGTTTCTGGCGTTTTTGTTTTTTTAGTTTTACCAGCTCTTTAACTGTCAAGGAGTTTTTGCCGTCTTCGGACTCCGCATCTGAAATCTGTTCATCGATCATATCAAGCTGTTCTTCCACAAATGCGGTTTCTCTGGCAGGATCATTCGCAATTCCGTCAAAGAATGACTGCGGCAGAACAATAGCATCCCAATCGCCTGTGGCCATGCTCACAAGCGTTTTCTTGCGCATACGGCTTGAACGTTGGTGATAATTCGGGATAAGGACCTTGGCACCCGGATAAAGAACTTTAAATGATTGACGGTATTGATCGATGGTTTGATTGTGGACCACGATAATCGGTTTTCTGGCGGTTCCGATTCGTCGCATTTCCATAGCTGCGGTGATAAAAATGTACGTTTTCCCGGTACCCACGCCATAGGCCAGAAGAACAGACTCCTGCAGCGCCCTTGAAACTGCAATTCTCTGATGCTCTCTTAGAGTAATTGCGGTTGAAGCGTTTGGATAATGAAGGGTTTTATTGCCTTCGGCATCCTTGAATACAGGAGCTGAGTGTTTGCGAAGAACATGACCGTTCTTTTCTTCGTTATATACCTCTGCCAGCTTCGGGGCCCACTTCTCATGGGTTTTGGCCCAGGTGACAAATTCGGTATTGATTTCCTGAATTTTCAGGTTATTTTCTTTTGAGGCGTCCTTGTCTTCATACGTGACCTCATTACCGGCCTCGTTTCTCATTTTTTTCTTGATCGTAATCCGCTTTAGGTTCAGCGCAGCCTCGATCAATGAAGTCCCGTAATTATCCTCGGTCCCGTATGTCTCTCTGTTTTTTACATTATCCCAGTTGCCATACCCCTCCCGAGAAACCAACCAACGGGAGCTAACATCTGTTTTTGCATACTCAACCTTTGCATTAACCTCTAAAACTTCTTTTAAAAAACCTTGAACAACATCAGTCGGTATCCAGGAAGATCCTAATCTAAACTCAATAAAAGCAATATCCATATCTTCCGGGACAACTGCCTCTAAAGCCTTTATGTTGTGTTTATATTCGGGATTTTCTTCAACGGCAATTTTCGCGGCTTTCAGCTTTTTCTTTACATTCCCGGAAAGGTACAGGTCTTTTGCTTCCATTAATCCTGTTGTGGGATCGATAAATGCCAAACCCTTTTTGATAAGATCGCTTTTAACCTGATCGATATTTTCTGTCCCGGTCAGGGATGCAATATAAGCCGGCTGAATGCTCCCCCTGTAAATAATAGACAGGTTGGCGGCATCCTCGATGCTTTCCGCTGTGGTAGGCTCTACAAACGGGAAGATGGTTCGGGTGTTAAATATCGGCGCTTTAACAAAATCTTCCGGACCGTCTTTGGTCTCAATTTCAAGGGCGTCGACAACAGCAAAATCATTATCGACTTTTCTGATATAAGAGTTTGAAGTGTGACCGAAATGATTATATTTTTTAACATAGGCGTCATATTTTTTGTTAAGCTTGTCTTGTAGATACGTTATATCATCGTCTGTTGTATCTACATCAGCCATCACTTCAAACAGGTTGGTTGTAAGATCTCGCAGTTCCAGGTATGACTTTAAGCGTTTGAGTCTTACGCCGGCAACCTTCTGCTTTTTGCCTTTTGTATCGAGATAGAAAGGTTCGACCATGCGGCCGTTATCAACCAGATAAATCTTTCCGTCTTTTTGAGTCAGCGTACCTTCTTTAGAATCCAAATCAGCGTATAATACCGGCTTGATTTTAGATATGTCAGTGCCTTCGCCTGCTATATTTTCGGGAAGCCTCTGAACAATCTCTTGTATTTGTTCTTCAAGATTGCCGGTTGGAGTTACCGTGTATGAATCACCGGCATACATGGTGCCCTTCATAGAATGTTCGCCCAGAACCATTTCCGGGTTTTGAATAAAGTATTCGTTAACACCGTAAAGGCCCTGAAGCTCTCCGAGAAGGTTATCGACCTCTACCCTTGCCGCGGCCAATGTCTCTTTTTCGGCCTTGGTCCGTTTCCGGCCTTTGGGCATAACGTTAAGTTTGGCATAACGCTTTCGGGCGGCATCGAGCTTTTCCACAATCTGCTTGCTTTGTTTGGTTTCCAGCCTGTGCGTTACCCTAAAATCATTACCGGCCGATACATTGCCGGAATCCTTCTTTCGAAATATTAAAATATCGGTAACAACTTCGGTGCCGGCATTTTCAGCAAAGGCGGTATTCGGAAGCCGGATAGCGCCCACAAGATCAGCCTTGCTTGCTAAGTATTCGCGCACCTTGCCGTTTGACTTGGCATCCATGGTCCATGACGAGGTAATGGCGACAACCAAACCGCCCGGCTTGGTTAAGCTGAGGGATCGGCCAAAGAAATAGTTGTGCAGCGACCACCCGGAATAATCAGGATGTTTTTTATCTATTACCCGGTAATTGGCAAAGGGAACATTGGTAATCGTCAGATCGATGGAGTTGTCAGCTATGCCCTTTGATTTTTCAAAGGCTGTAGTTTGAATATGGGCCTGCGGATACAGTTTTTCAAGAATTCCACCGGTGATGGTGTCCAGTTCAACACCAAACAATGAAGAATTCTCAGCAAGACCTTGTGGCATTAGTCCGAAGAAGTGACCGACTCCGGCCCCTGGTTCAAGTACGGTGCCGCCCTTAAAACCTAACCGCTCGGCCATGGCCCACATGGACTTAATAACGGATCTGGACGTATAGTGGGCATTGATTGTTGATTCTTCGGCGCTCTTCCATTCCTCATCGGATAAAAGACCGCCGAGGGCCGGATGCAGCCTGGTACCGTATTTCTTTTTCCAGGCAAGATATTTTTTGCCGCTATCATTGTAAAAGTGGCTTTCAGGAGAACGATAGTCGGCAAAATTTTTTAAATAATCAGTAAATTCTCTATTGAAAACTTTTTGGGAAAAAGCACCCCAGCCAACATATTGGGCCAGGATTTTCTTTTCATCAGGGGTAGGATTGCGGTCTTCGGTTTGGAGCTTCTTTAAAAGCTGTATGGCTTTGATATTGGCCTGGATTCTGGACTCCGGGCCTTTGGGGACTATTACATCATCTTCTTCAATTACATGGCTACGGTCTTCAGGAGCTAATTCTGACTCTCCAACCAGTCCCTGATCTTCAGTTCCTGCGCTTCCGGCAGCGGCTCGGACGGTACTCCCTCGCTCGGGGCCACCATGTTCAGCACTATCTCGTCTATCTGGTCCTCGGCCAGATCCCCTTCCTGCATCAGTTTCCGGCGCTTCAATACCGCTTGTTGGGCTTTTTCCTGCAACCTCTTGCGCAGTACGTTCGGGCTTTTCTGATACAGACTTTTGACCTCCTGCGGTTCGTTTGCCAGCAGCCAGATCAGCCTCGCCCTCATCCAGAACATTGGTGCCGGTATTTGTTCGTTCATCTTGCCCCTCCTTTCCAACTTCCTCGCGGACAAACTTTTCAAAGTACGGGCGGCCCTCAGATCGTAGATTCTTTAGGGCTAATGCAACAAATTCTTTGCCTGATTTTCCGGCCGCTAAAACTTCATCCCATGCCAGCTTTAATAGCGGCCTGATTTGCTCCCACTTCTTCGGGTCAAGCTCTCCGACCGCCCCTTCTTCGCCAAGGATTTTGTTAATATCCTTAAATGCGTTAAAGGCATTTTTTAGATGATCGGCGGTTTCTTTGGCTTTATCTTTAGCCGTAAGCGGCTCCGGCAAAGAGATTGTTTCGGTTTTACCCGACACCAGCGAAGTTACAACAAGCTCTACCGGTTTTTCTTTAGCTTCAGGTTCCGGAGCAGGTTCAGTTTCAGCGGCTTGCAGATCCCACTCAGCGAGGAGATCGTCAGCGGTCATTTCAGACGCAGGTTTCTTAGTAGGTTCTTTTTGACCTATAATAGTATCTTTTTTTGACCTTGTCAAAGGCTCTGTAGGTTTTTCCGTTTTTTCGTCTATCTTCTCAAAGGAGATGGTATTAATTGGCTTTTCCGTTTCCTCTTTTTTGTCCTTGTTCGCTTTTATCCAATGGTTAGAAGCCTTTGTCTTAGCAGTTTCAAGATTTGTTAATGTGCCCAAAGCCTGTCCGTTACTCTCGTCTGATAATCGATACTGACCAGGCTCTCCACTAATTAAATAATTTCCAAATGTTGAAACTAACGCTCCTCCTGGAACCCTTTTCCATTCATCTTTATTGGTTTCTTTGGTCTTCTCGGGCGTTTTTTCTTCACCCTTCGCCTCGGCGGTAAAACTCTCATATTCTTCCCTGGATAGATACGACTCGCTTCCCTTATCAAAAAGCTCTTGCGCTGTGTAAGGCGCAGAGATTACTCCTGCCCTGGTTGGAGTTATCGGTCTTGCGGCATAAGCCCTTATCCCCGAGTCTGTAACCGTATAGCGGCCGCCTTCGTCTTCGCCTACTCTTTCGCCGTAGATGTTTCTGCCGATTTCATTAGGCTTGAGTTTTTCTGATTTTTTCTTCTGTAGATTGGGATAATCTTTAAGAACTTCGTCCGGTACCGGATCGCCACTTTCAACCGCCTGTCTAACGCTCTCAGAATGAAGGCCATGCCAAAAATCTTCTTTCTTTATAACCCTCCTATACTTTTCTACTGGTCTTGTTTTTACAAACTCTTTAAGGGGTATTTTCCAAGGCTCTTTTTCATCTGCCTCGGTCAGCTTCTTTTCAATCTTAAGCTTTTGTTGCAACGCAAATTCAGGCGCTTCCACAATCAAGTCGCCGGCAATTCCTTTTTCCTCAGCGGTCAATCCGACAACAAACGCTGTATATTCCCGCAACGCCTTTTCCTTTTTGGTTTCAGGCTTCTTGCCGGCCAATATCTGCGTCGCGGTCGATACTTCGGGAGGCTCCCCGCCGCCGGCTTTAGGTTCATCGATCTTAATTTCAGCCTTTTTCGACCTTTTCCCTGTCAATATCTGCACGGCGGACGGTTTTACCGCTCCCGCGCCTACGGTTTCTTGTGGCTTCGTTTCCAGAGCTTTTCCGGCTTCGATGATCCGCTGCGCCTCATTCGGCTTCATCTTGTTGATCTGATCGTCGGAATACCCCAGCTCTTTGAGATTGGCCTTATCCTGGGCCGTAATAATAAACTTCACTTTGGCAGGTTCGACCTTTTCATCGCCAGGCTCAACCTCCGCTTCCGGCGATGGGATCCCGGCTTTATGCTTTGCAATCACCGCGCGGGCGTATTCACGGGTAATATCATCCGTCGCAGCGTCTTCCACAGCCATTTCCTCAGCTCGATCTTTGATGGTCTGTCTTTGGCCGGGTGACAGCATCGCCTCAAGTTCTTCCATGGATCGCGGCTGAACCATAAGCGGATCTTCAACAGGTTCCGCAGATGCGGCCATTGCCGCGCCGGCGCCACGCGACATTTCCGGCGATGGGGTCCGAGGGGGCGTTTCTATTTCGGATACTATCGGTTTTTGCGTTTTCTTGCCGATATCGGCGACAGCCTCGGCATTCGAAGCCAACGGCTGGTTTTTCTTAAGCGTTTTTTCCTTTTCGGCGGCAACTTTAGCAGTATCGACCGGCTTTTCAATGGTCAGCTTGATCGGCTCGCCGACGGTTACGGCGTCTACGGCTCCTGCGGTCCATTGCCGGGAAACTTCGGGAGAGCTTTTATTGAGGGCATTAGCTACTTCTTTGACAGCAGCCAATCTTCTTTCCGGATCGGCTGTCTGATCTTCAAGCAGTTTGCGGGTAATATGTGCGTTGGTGAGATTCAAGCCGCCGCCCAGGGTGCCGAATATCAGACTGGCCACCGTAACAGAACCCAGGTTTTCTTTAATCGCCTGCCAGAAACGTTGATCACCGATCCCGGTCTGGGCACGTATTTCAGCCTGCACACCAATATTGGACAGCTCGCCGAGGGTTTCGGCCCCAGCCACTGCAGCGCCTTTTTTCAGAGATTGTTTCCAGGCTCCCTTTAATACTTTTACTGCCCCTTTTTTCAGGGCTTCTTTGCCGGGTGCCGACAGAATGCCGCCTGTGCCGAGGGTAACAACCTCAATCACGTCGCTAAGCAGCTCAAAGCCACCTTCTGACGCAGCCTCGAAAATTGCCGCTTCTTCGGCATCCGGTTCCGAAACGCCCGCTTTCAAATGTTCCTGCAAGCTCTGATCATATTGGGCCATGGAAAAAAGCGGTACACCCGAAAGCCATCCTATTACCGCACCCAAGGGGCCGGCCAAAGCAAAACCGGTTAACGTGGCCGGTAGTTTTATTGACAAAGAAGTGCCGGCGCTTTCAAGTCCGCCGGTAATCCATGACCTGGGGCCACCTGTCAGAGTTTCTTTTGATAATGGCAGCTTTTCTTCCTTGAAGCCCTCAATATCCCGCGCTTTGGCCCTGGCCCATTTTTTTAAATCAAACCCGCCGTCTTCAGGCAGGACATGCCGTTCAACCAGTTCATCGACTCCGGCCGCGCCATGCAAAAACATTTCAGGTACGCCAGCCGCAGCCCGCCCACCTGAAACCATAATATCGGAAAGCAGTCCGCGCGACGGCGGAGCCGGCCGGTTCGGAGCCAGATTCATCTCTACAAAGTTGTTCCTGACCCGCCGCTGATCCGTACTCGGCAACCTGCCGAAACCTTCGGCATCTTTACCGGCTATTTCCCGATCAAAGAAAAAAGTCAGGGCCTTTTCTTTTTCCGAAAGGGGCAGGGCTTTGAATTCCGGATCATCAAACCACTTTTGGACGGTTTTATTCATGTTTCTTATTATGGCGTTATATGCGCATACGGATCTGTCATAATTTTTCGCAAGGTCGGGTTCGTCGGCTCTTGTGCTCGCGGTTTCGGAGTCGTTTCAGACTTCGGCGGGTTTTTAAGATAATGTTTCCAGCTCCCTTTATCATCACCGCCGGCCGCACTCGCTTCATCAGCCGGGGACAGAAGTTCTTCCAGGCTGGCCGGAAACCACTTTTTATTACCGTGGACCTCATTACGGATTTGCTTGACCGCATCCATGACCTCAACGATTGCATCCTCCAGGCTCACGGTACCGGCCCCGGCCTTGACATAATCCATAGCCATATCAATGATTGTTTCTTCCTGCTCGGGCGTAATCTTTTCGTTTTCACCCAAAATTACACTCAGCTTTTCCAATTGGTCGAACAACGGCTTATACTCTTCATCATGAAGTTTTTGTATGGCTGCTTGATCCAGCCCGGAATTCGGGTCCTGAATTTGGGCGGTAATGCTCTCAAGTTTATCGATTGCCAACCCTTTTAAGTTGCGGTAAAAAAATCCGGGAGTCTTGGAGATTTGATCGAACATCTGCTTGGCCTGATGGCCGGACACCACCTGGTTAAGCTCCTCCGGCGGCAGGTTCTTGGAAGCTATATCTTTGACTGCCGAGGAAATCAGCGGTGAACTCAACATCCAATTATGTAGCGTATCCGTCTTGTTCAACATCTCAGCCTGGGGGGACTGGATATTTTCTATTGCTTTGTGATGCCGCGTAGTCTCATCCAACTGATCTTCTTTAAATTTACGACCAGCGGCGATCTCGGCAAGCTTGGCCTTACTTTGCATTTCAGCCAGTTCAATCTCGCCTTTTTGTTGGGATTGTGCAAATTGAGACTTGGCCTCTTCGGACCGGGTGGCCGCCATATCCGTAATTATATCCCGCAGGGTGCGGCGGCTCTCGCGCAAAGCCTGGGGCACGGCGGTATATGGATTCATTGTTTTCTCCTGATCTAAATTAAATTAAAGTTAAAATACCTTTTTTTTGCGCTATCGATGATCGACAGATTCTTTACGATTGTTTCACCTATCATTTTACAGATTGGCACACCGGCCCATTCAAGCAGGGCGCCCAACCGGCTGCCTTTCTCTACTACACCCATTTTATAGGCCATCTGATAGGCCCAGGCGCGGACCAGGGGAGTCAGCAGCCTGGTAACCAGCTTGCTTTTCTGCATTGCCAAAACCAGATAACGCGCCCATATCCGATAACCGATCTTTACAACCTCCGGTATGCTCTTGGCGTACTCACAGTCCGCCTGGTAAATTTCATCCGGCAATAACCCCTGGCGATGCAGTTCCGTGCATAAAACCGTTCCGCTGGCTACATAACCGAGAACACCGCCAATAACCGCTCCCACTGCCGTGCCGACTCCTGGTGACACCGCCGTCCCGGCTTGGGCTCCGGCTTGGGCTCCGGCGGCAGCGCCACCACCCGCGGCGGCATATCCTACTATCGCACCTGTCGCGGCTCCTACACTGGCCCCGGAAACCTTTGTTGCTTTTTCAGCCTGTTTTTGAGCTTCGGTATGATACGCCGCGGTCTCCGCCTGCTCCGCTTTCCTTAGCTTCATCTCCTCTTCAAACTGCTCTTGTTCCTGCCCAAGCGCCTCCTCTTCCATTTGTTTTTCAACAGATACTTCTTTAGCAGCCTTATAAGCCGGAGTCTGTGCATGGATGATTGCTGCCAGCGGGATTCTGGGCTTCTTTTCGGTCAACGCCGTATATTGCGGACTGAAAAGATCTTTAGCTTTAAAACTGTAAATATTGCTCAAACTCGCCATGATACACCCCTAATCTTGTTGTAGCAGTTTATTGTAATAGTTTCGTTTTATTTCCAACAGTCGCTCATTGGACGCCATTAGCTCTCCAAGTTGCTGTTCCTGCTTTTTTTGTTTTTGGTGTTTTTGATAGCCGGCCATACCGGTCCCTGCAATATTGGCAATCTCAATCCAAGTTGCTTTGCGGCCCAAGTCTCTCATAGTCTCCCTGTTGCTTTTGGCGATATTCAGGGCGTCATATCTCAGGCCGCGCATGGCTGTGTTCTGGCGCACGATTTCAGCCAGCTTTCTTTTTCTTAAACTTCTTCCCGCACTTTTAGCACCGGCCCGGGTGCTTTCAGCCGCCTTGCCGGAAACATGCGCCGCAACAACGCCTTCAGTATTCGGAATTGCTCTTACTTCAGGCGCGGTATTCATGATTTTTCGTAGCTTCCTCTGAAAATAGTAGTCTTTTGACAGATCCATAATGCCTTCCTCAATTTGTCAATCAACAATCACTTGCCCGGCGTGTTCCCGCGCCGTAGCGTTGCGTAGGCGGGAGCCGCAAGGCGAAGTCGGGTCAATCGACAATTCAATAGTCTTTCTGTAAAATTTCACAGGTGTAGCCCCATGCCAGCAGGGGCACGCCCTTTTTGACGCTCGATGTGCTTGTCTGCAATTCAAATTTATGGGACCAGCCTTTCTTTTCAAACTTTTGCGTGTTCCTGACATAACGATTGCTTCCGTTAGCTGCTATGGATCGCAATTCAGTCGCAGCGGCTTCACCGTCTTTATAGTGCTTAATTTCAATCGTCGCGGCCTCGCTGATCGCTTCGCAAACAAGCTTGAAATGCCGGGTCGTAACTATGTCCCACATGCTCCCGGTCGGCACCTGATCCGCAAAAACCACTTTTTGAACTATTGCTTCTCCGTCCCAGTCAGGCCCATTCTCCAACTTCATCATGTGCCCGTTGTCGCGCAGCCCGTAAACATACTGGGCGCCGTCTTCATCTACCACCCTGAAAGCAGCTTGCGGATAGGCGTTGCTTCCGGCCGGCTTGATGGGATACCAGCGTTTCAAGACTAGATCATATGCCACCCATACATTGATCTCGGTCTGGCCGGCCCCGCTGCAAAGCCCCAAGACATAGCTCAGATTGTCCGGGTCCATCCAGCCGCGGCAGTTTTCAATGGCATCAAAATTGATGCATCTCGGATCGCTTTTGTCGAAATAACAGGCAAGGTTTTTGGTGATCGGCTCCAGAATGCCGGCGTCAAACAAATACGGTCCGCTGTATGACACCCAGCCTGCTATATTGCGCACAACGCCTTCGGTCATGGCGTAGCCCATTTCCATCGTATCCATGGTCAAAGGCGCAGGACAGCCCACCGTGCTGGATATTTTTCTGATATCGTAATCGTCGGCATCATTTCCGGTTAAAAGATATGTTTCGGCATCTTTACAAAAGATCCCCATATGATAAATATTGGCACCGAACCGGTTATACAGCTCGCAGGCACAGGTCAAGTCTTCAACCCCGCCGAAAGAGAGCGGTTCATAGCCGAAGCTGCTGTCAGGCCCGTTAAATCCTTCCGTCGATCTGGAGATACCGAAATCCACTCGGTTTCCTTGTTTGCTGCTGATATTACAGCAAAGCATGGGACGGCCGCGGAACATAAAAGGGAACTTGTATCCCGGCAAGAGTATCTGCGGAGACGGGACGCCTTTAACCAGGTCGATATAAACATTGGCGCTCAACGTGGCACTGACTGTTATCCGGTAGTAATAAAAATTGGAACCATAGTCGTTTTTAACAGCCTCATCAGCCAGGTCAGGCGGGTCCCAAACGATGAACCCGGTTTTTGCCAAAGTTTTGCCGCCTTCCGATGTACCGTCAAAAAAGCCTGAAACCGCTTGCCATGCAGTACCGGTCCAATATTCCAGGGTCATCACGGCTGCATTGGCATTGACATAGCCGGACTCACCTTCAAACATTTTCACATAAAGCGCACAGGTACTTTCTTCCAGTCCGCCATCGATCCATTCGCTGGAGGTAAGCCCGCCTACTTTGGCTGTATAAGAGCCGGCTGCATCGGCTCCGGCCGGAGTCTCGGTATTTACATCCATGGTGGCATCATGTACAAATAACGACCTTTCAAACCGAAACTGCCCCACAACCCGATAAAGCCCGTCCCAGAGATCAAGAATATTTTGCCAACCCGCATCAAGGGTCACGTGAGAAATCTCCGCACTGCCGGCGCTCAACTCAAATTGATACCAGTAAAGCAATCGGCCATACAACATTTTGACTTTTGAAGAATCTTTGGTATGCGACCAGGTAACGGTCCCGGTTTGCGCCTGAGAGACGCCGCCGGCCGCCGTGTTGTCGGTAATCGTAAGAGACGACCAGGCGTTGCCGATCCACTCTTTGACGGTTAAAGTCGAGGTGGTTGTGTTGGGTGTTTTGATATAATTTTTCACGCCCTTAAGCGGACGAGTTGAACCCACAAGCCAGCATTTTGACGTGGCGTCAATAATTGCGATATTTCCCGAGGTATCGAGAATATTCTTTACGGCATCGGTATAATTGATTGCATTGGTAATTTCATGCACAATCGCGGCGGTCGATGTTATAAAAGCATCGCATTCTTTCTCGTCACCGGCGTAAATTTTGGATTCCTTGCCGTTGCAATAGGCAATGTGGCCGCCGGGCCATTTTGCAAATCTGCCTAATCCGGTGCCGGATTCATCCACATGCAAAACCGAGGCTTCGAAATTGCCCTGGTCGGGAATGGCCGCTAAGTTTTCCAGCACCGCCGATCCGGTCCCGGCGGCATTCAACGCTTGCACCAGAACCCGTGACTTCTGGGTATGAGGACTTCTGAGTTGTATTCCGGAACGCCCTTTATAATACGTTCCCGGCGTATCGGACATGGGCGAGGTATTGATGGGAGTGTAGCCTTCTACTGCCTCCAGGCCGGATCGTTTTCGATAACGATAATTTTCAAGTTCACTGTAATTCTCATCTCCAATTGCAAGGGGGTCGTCGGTGGGATTCCACTCGCCGGTAAAAGCGAACTGTTTTCTTTTAAACTTTTTCCCTTCCGTGCTCACAGCCGAACCCCTCTATGCCCGTAACTTGACCGTAAAATTCTCTGGGCCTGCACATTCCGCATCCGGTTGACCTCGGCTGCAAAATGCCCGCCCAACTCGCTCGATTCTTTGAATTGACGTTTGGGAACCTTGAAAAGACTGGCCGCGCCCCAGGCAATCGCCCGGCATGTACGCGGTCGAAACGGCCAAAAACCGTAATCCGAAAAGATCGGAGGAGGTGTGCATATATACGGAATCGTGATGATATGGCCGGTAACTTCCGAAGGCGCCTCCAGATAAATCTGGCGTTCGGCGGCCGGCTGGATCACATACGTATCGCCGCTTGTGAAATCATTATCCGTGCCGGCGAAGAGGGCGCATTGCACGTGCGTGTCGTCGGTTACCGACAGCACATAACCGTCGGACCCGTCTATTGTGTTATGGATGATATCGCGAGGATAAACCTTGTCGTCGCTAAGGAATTTCTTTGTGCTGTCTGTCAGGGTGCATTCACCGCCGCTGGCCGCACCATTGGCCGTTGTGGTTCCGGTGATTAGGCTTTCGGGATCTTCTTTTTCTTTAATCGCAAAACAGTTGGGGGTTTTTTGAGGATCGATGTAATCGGCCCTGAATATTCTCTCATATGAAACCATTTGCGGCCAGCACACCTGATCCGTATCGTAAATGTATTTTGCATAGAACTTGCCGCGCCCGGTCTTCATGTACAGCTTTATGAAATTCGGCGGCAGATCATATGCTTGATGATAGATGATCGTGGCAATATCCACCGAAGTGCGCAACTGGCCGGTTTCCGCACTGTAGATTTCCGCAGCCCAGTCCAGATTTTCATATATGCGGCGCTGATCCGCAAAATTGTCCGAAATGCTCTGTTCGTCCAGGGCGTCCAGCACCAACCTTGTCAGCTTTTTCCCATCCATCGTGCCTCCACAGGTTCAGGGTTCAACGTTCTGGGTTCAGGGTTCCCTGAACCTTGAACCAAAAAAACGTCACCTTTCCCGAAAAAACACCATATATTTAACAGTCCCGGAAGTCGTGATATCTACATACACTCCCTTGGAATACGGTACTGATGGAAATCTATCCAAAGGCTTACGCCTGTCGGTTGCAGCAGTCGTAACTACCCAGGTTGGAATCAATTTTGTTCCGCCGGCAGCAGTATTGTCATATATGTCTATGGTCACGGGATTGGTGCCGTCGGTCATGACTTCGATCCCGTAAAAAAAGCCGGCACCCGTATCAATGGTTGCATCCGCTGTCTTCTCATCGCTCTGCTGGCACCATTCCGGCGGCATGAACGCATGCGAAGGTACAGCCGCTTGTGTCAAAAACATTAATCCCAATATCAATATAATTGCTGTCAATAATCGCCTCATAACCCTTCTCCCTCTTTTCGATCTTCAATTTTCAATCGACAATCAAAAATCATCAATCCTTACACTGTTTTTCTTGCTTTCTTTATCGCTTTATCAAAACTCGTCTTTTTGTCCGGCCCTAATATTTCACAGGATGATATTCTGGCACCGATTCGCTTGCCCTTATCCCAGGCATCGGGATTGTTGGCCAGGCTTGTCACTTTTCCCTTAATAACAATCGTAACATCATCATCCATGTTTACTTCTGAAAAGCCTTTGGGTTGAACCTTGCCCCCATCCGGAAAAAACAGATTCAAAGACGGCGGTTCTTTCATTCTTTTACTTACACTCATAGTACCTCCAATCATCTTGACGTTACCTCCGGGCGGCCTCCGTTTCTTCTCCTGTGGCTATGGACCTTCAGGCCAACGGCTTACTTGGACTCCACCAATAATGTCGTAGTTGCAGTCAAATGCTGCGAGAAGATCATATTCCCCTTCTTCATACCCTTCTATTATGGCTTTAATTGTTTTGCTTGCTAACCTGACTAAGCGAATATATTCCTTTACGTTCGCAGGAATCTCAAGGGTCTCTGTTCCTGAATCTGCCAGAGTGCTTTGATACCGCAGGGTATAACGATCAAATTGTTCATATATGCCCCTTGCTATACTCCGCACTTCATTTTTTCGGAGCGCCTTTAGTTCATCCAGAGTCATCTTCGGCTTATAGCCCCATGTTCGCGTTACAACCAGATCGACCTCATTGTCTGTATATCCGTTTGTGGTGTAATATTTCTTGTTAAAATTCCGTTTTTCGATAAACTGTTTGGCTGCAAAGGTACTATAAATCTCCTGCTTGCTCCACTTGGACAAAACAGATTGGGGATAAACAATACTATCTGATCCGAAACCATCTGCATTGCCTACATTGGGATGAACAACACTCCCACCATCTTTAACAATATGCCGGCCTTTCATTGGGGCTTTTACTATAGACCCACATGAAAATTTCCACATAATTCCCTCCTTATCTTGCGTTGCTATATTTACCTGGTTGTTCTGCCCATGCTATACCAATGTAAGCCCTACCACTTCCGTTTCTTTCCACATTAGCTGTTCGCAGTTTAAACCCTTTTGATAAAATGTCTAAATAGGGATTCAATGCGATTGATTCCACATCGTTACCATTTGGATATAGGCTATGGTACGCTGGATTAAATGTGTCTCTTGCTGTATCTAACATTGATCTGTTATCAGCATTAGGAACTTGAAGAAAAAGTGAAGATTTCAATCTCAAGCCACAATCAGTATAAGTCCCATCTGCATCGGCATTGCCTATATATGTAAAAATTTTTAAAAAGCCTTCAACTTCACTAAAACCAATTACCCTATACGTTCCAGTTGGGGCAGCAGCTTTAATTGTGATATTTGTTCCATCAATAGCCACGTATTCAGTTGCAGTTTCCGCCGTAGGGGTATCGAGAATTATATTATAGTTTGCTGTTAACCCAGGATGCGAAGTCCACCAACTACCTGCACTATCTGTTCTCTTAACAATTCCCATTTTACCGCCAGAACCGAGTCCGTGAGCTTGGTCAGTCTCGACTCCATTTGTATGGGAAATTTCATCCGTGTAAACTCCATACCTCGCACCAACTCTTATTGAGTATCCAACATAATCATCACCAGCTGCAAGGGCTTGCTTGGCTCCCTTTCCTGCATCAGTGTCAGAGTGTATGGAGTTTGTTGGATCGTCTGAAAATATCCAATCCCAACTTTCAATATTATCCCTATTTTTTAAAATATCAAGATAATCAGTCCATCCAGAACGAGCCGAAGCAAGCGTTGTGGGGATATTTACACCAGTATCAACTTCAGCTACAAATCCTTCCGAACTATCAATGATGGTTGGCTCTGTTTGATTTTGTGAACATTGAGCAAGGCATGTTGTAGGCGGCTCATATTTAAAACCACCATAACCATTTTCATCAGAGTAATTATTACTACCATTCGGATCTCCTTGACCGAAATTGAAAATCAACCAACTATTAACCCTATTACAACTTACAGCCGGTGCCCAATGTCCCTCAAGAGATAATGAAGCTTCAGAGTTCATTGAAACTGTAGGTGAAGCCTCATCAAAATTTCCATCACCATCAGCCCAATTACCATTTAATCCTATGTATAAACCACCATCAAGAAAGGCAAACATTATGACATCATCAATATCTATGGCTGATCCATGAGTATATTCTACTCCATCATACCATACACTCCCTGAGCTAAAATAGAGTGACAGGGAATTTGTGTCTGTCCCTAAATCAGCATCCAAGGTAGATGCGGCCTTTGCAATTCCAACACTATGAAAAATTGTTCCAGTCCCTTCAACAGTAATTTCCCAATACCTGTTTTCTGAAGCCTCTGCATCAATGAACATCCAACTCCTTGCAGCTTCCCAATCGACATTGTCAGTGCTCATTACTTTTAAATTTCCTTCCGTTAAGGCAAGGGAACTATTGTAGAGATCAATCGGGTTCATGGTATCGAAGTTATTGGTCGGAGTATCGAGCAACTGATCTGTTGCCGCCAGATTTACTTCCGTCCAATCATTACCATTTATTTGATCTGCTCCAAGATCATTTGGATCAGAAAAATCAAGATAACAAGTACAATCATCAGCGGGATGCCCTGTATATGCTTTAGAAACCCATATTCCTGATTTTAAATAGTTAAAAGAAGAAGGGGTAAGCTGTGAGCCAGATATGATATGAAAATCTGATAAGTTCATATTAGAATAATATGTGCCGTTATCAAATCCAATATAATGAACACCTGTCGAATTAACAGAGCATTCGTGGTTTTGCGTTCCACAAGTGTCTTCCGTGTCCCAATCAATTATGCGATCATTATCAAGATACACCTTAACTCTGTCAGCCTCGGTTGCCTCAGTAGTATCTATAGCTACTAAAAAATTATAGTGGGAAGTGGGATCTCGGTATGTAGCAGTTGAGATATACGAAAACTCATTACCTGAATCATAATCAAGGATGCAAATTTTGCCATCTGTATTAAAGTAGATATAAAAATGTTGAGTACCAGAAGCTCTGGCAAAAAGTATAACATTGTTTGCGGCATATTTGCACAACTTTACTCTATAAGCTACGGTGAAGACTTGTCGATCTCCCGCACCCGCAGGAGTTCTCGACATATGAGCTAAAGAAGGCTCATCAAACCGACAACTATACGGAATCAAATGGGGGGGAAAATTATCGTCTTTAATCCCTGTCATAACAAATGGCAACATTATGCTTCCTCCCACCGGCCCATGTAATACAGATTCGTGCCGTCTGATTCAAACACCAGCTTCGACTTGCTGCCGCTACCACTTGGCGGATCAGGTGGTCCGGCTTTGCCAAATTTAAATACTCCGTTGTATGCTATGGTGTAATCAACAGCGCCCTGGAAGAATGTGATTGAACACCATCTACCATCGGCCTGGCCTGTCGGTGCGGCCATAGTAACGTTGCCCGCAAGAGTAAGCCTTGTCACCTGGTCAGTTGAGGTGTTCCAATTTTGAGTAGCTGAGAAAGTTAGTGTGGTGGCGTTGAAGTTTTGAGCGGCGGCAAATTCCTGGACTTCGCCCAAAAAGGCCAGTCCGCCGGTCCCCATTAACCTGGTAACAAGGCCAGCGGAATCTTTGGCATAAAGCTGCGTGGTTCCGCCGTTGTCCTTTGCAAACACGCGCAGCCGGTTTGCCGCCGGACTGGCCGGTTCGGCGATAGCCAAAACGTCCAGGACATAATCCAAAACGACCGAAAAGGGCAAAACATACCAGGCGTCATTTGCGGCGTTCCGGATCTTCAAAAGGTTGTTGGCTGTGTCAAACCATAGCATATATGCAACGGTGGTAGACGGCTCGGTCGCTCCGGCCGAAAGCCTTCTCACAGGCGCTATGGAATCGTCCACATATTCACGGGTTGCCAAAACCACGGCCGGATCAACCAGAATGGTGACATTGGCTTCGCTGGCAACCTCCATGATAAAGCGGATTTCAAGATCCGTTGTCGCCCCTTCAGCCAATGTAGGCTTGTACGTCATGGGATATTTGCCGATAGCGAAAAGATCTCCGTCGCTGTCGAACACTCCGACTTCACGTACCGGCCAACCACCGGTACCCAACGGGATCACTCCTGCGGCAATCACCCGGTTCGGATCTCCGCCGTCGCGTGCCACACTGCTTAACGAATCCCGCCAATTTTCGTTTACGAGACTTGTTTGACTTTTCGAGGGCGCATAATCGCCCTCACCTGCGGCCATCTGTGTTAAGGATATCGTAGATCCTCCGGCAATGGCCTCGGCAACCTTGTTCTCACCCAGGGTTGTCAAGATAATATAATAAGCCTGTGAAGACATTTTTAGGCCCCTAAAGGATAAACTGTTATGGTTTCAGCCGCCTGCCAGCCGATGGCAACAAACGGAACGCTTGCTACGGGAAAACTGTACGAGCTGCTTGCACCCAAACCGACCGCCGCATGATCCCCAACATCTACCCCGCAATGAGGGCAGGTGTTAGGGTCCTCGTACATCTGATCGTCCTCGATCCAAAACGCCGGGCATGCCGAACATTTTCTAATGTCGCCGTAAGCCATTGCCTAAAATTCGCCGGGATTGACGCTCTTGGGGTCATGGTTTTCGGCACCTGGGCCAGCTTTCCCGACAACGGGCTCCACGCTGACCAGCATCAGACTTTCAAGCGAAATCTTGGGATTCGGCTCATCTTCGCCGGCAAACACAATCGGATCGTGCTCGGGGTCATTCACAATCGTGATCGCCTGGGCGAACTTCGGAGTCGTCTTGGTAATCCGTAGCGGCCCGTATTGCTCGTACAGCGCGTCATCGTTATGCCGCGCAAGCACTTCGTTCTCGGCCAAAAAAGCCACCGTCATGTCGGCAAGCTGTTTCTGGCCGGACGCGGTTTCGGGCTCTGCGCCGGGCTCTAATTCGTCTTGACGCACATACACCCAGTCGTCGAATTTGATGCCAGCGGCTTGACCCCACCAACCCGGCCGGCGGTCAAAACCCAGCTCCATCCATGTTTGCGGCGTCTGAAACTCGGCCGAATCTTCGGCACCGACAGGAATTCGCACATAAAGAACCATATCTTTATCGCTGTCATCCGCACTTCCGGTGTCGCCATAATCACCGATGAGCTGTCGCTGCCTTTTTTCTAGAACCGCATAGTACGCTTCCGACTGCTTGCGGCCTACCCGATTCCACCAGCTCAGCGCGGCCTCCAACTGAATTGGATCGGTAATGACCTGCCTTAAATCCTGCTCGCTTCTTGCCGGGGCGCCGTCCTTGAAACCATAAGTGCCGTTGGCGTGCAAAAAAATCTGATGACCCGATGACACGCCCCAGCTTCGCACGATCTGCACGGTTTTTTTGGATTCTTTCCCATCCGCGTCCCTGGTTTTTACTTGCAATGTTTGCATAATAATATCCTTTCCGATTTTTGTTTTTCAGACTGCTACTGCCCGAACATCAGCAGCCTCAACGTCACTTCCGCCGGTGCAATAGCTGCAGGCAGCTCGATCATGCCGCCAAGGTCGTAAGTGGTATCAACCGAAGACCCCATCAGCCGCATGGCCGTTTCCGCTGCAGCGGAATCCTCCGCCAGAGCGCCGCTGGTTGAATCGGCCGCCGCCGTACTTCCGGTGACCGCGCCCTGGGTAAATATTTTGATCTTGTGGTTGGTGCGGTCGTATTTATACACAAACCCGTTTCCCACGGGCGGCTCTATGGCGACAAACTCGATCTGCTTTTTAAAACCGAACATCGATTTGTCGGGCAGGGGCACGCCCCCGGCGGGATACGTCAAAGATCCGTCGCCAAAAGTGACATCCGCAATGGAAATAACTTTAGCTCCGGTAGGGATTATATTACGATCCGCAACCGGAATCGAAACGGAAACATCCGTAGATGCTAATGCTGTCATTTTGAATACCTCCTGTTTTGTCCGGTTGGCCCTGCCCGCAAGCAGAACCAACCGGCTACATTAATCGACAATCATTAATTTTATGTCGTTTCGGTCATGCCGCTCAGGTTGGCAAACATTTCATCCCTGGGAGTTACCACCAGTACCGGGCGAATATGACCCGTGGGGGTGCCCACGGCCGCGGTAATCAGTTCTAAGACAACTTCTTGCCCCGGCTCCAGAACCGTTTTGCGGCCGGCCACGTCGTACACAAACTTCCCCGCAACAGACGTTCCCAAAATCAAATGGCCTATAT